CAATACTATTAATATTGTAGAATATCTTTTCAGCACCTTTGTATAGTTTAAAATTCTTTCGGCCATCTCTATACTTTATATTAACGAGTTCATCACCCATAATATAATTAAACTGTATAGTATTTTCTTTCTGGCCTGTTTGAGGCATAAACTCATCACCCGTTGTAACATATAAATCGTCTAACGTTTGTTGAGATATACCTCTAGTTTTAAACCATTCAACAGCCTTGTCCTTAACTGGTTCGAATACTTCAACCGGTATAGGTTTTACATATTCTTTAGTTGCATTACCCTTACGTTGGTAAGTGTGTAATTGAAAACTAGTATCACAGTTATGACAAGTACCGAGACCACGTTCCCAATCATAAGAAGCACATTGTAGCTTCTGATTCTTAGGTTGTCTAGTACGAGAGCACAAAGGGCATGTGCCTTGAGTGCTCCCAGGTTTTAGACCGTATTGATTGAATTTATCAATCAAGAATCCATTGATCTCTGTGTTCTCTACATTCATATTAAAACGGTAGATCTTCTTGTTTTGCAGGTGCTGGTTCAGCTGCTGGTTGATTATCTCTTGGAGCCGGCTCAACATTTTCACCGTTTGTCCAAACTACTCTAGCGTTACCTAAATAAGTTTTAGCTTGTTTAGCTTCGCGCTCATCTTTTGTTTGCTCAACAACAACTGGACCCTGATTGCCAAACTGATCAACCTCATCATTCAGTGTTATTGTTATTGGTAGGTACTTACCTTTCTTCCCTACAAATATTTTATCTTTCGGTATTTCAGAAAGATTTATAGAAGTTTTTATTATACTTGCCATATTTATTGATTTATTAAGTTTACTAATTGTTTTACTTTATCTACGGATACACCTAGTGTTCTTCTCAAATTATCCATTTGTTTAGAATAGGGATGTAAACCATCTTCAGAGCTATTATTAACATAAAAGTTTTTATTGTTAGCTCTAAACCTTTTGCCTGATATACTACAGGTCTTCATCTTATAGCTTTTTGCCATAGGTTTATAAGGTTTTAGTTATTAAATATTGCTTACTGTCAAAATCATCTGTCTTATAGAACAGATCGTACGCGTCAGTAGCTTTACGCACCTTGTCCATACCGGACTTGTAAAAATCACCAGAACAGTCGAACAATCCTATTTGTAATGTTTCTTTGTCTATTACCATAAACAACATCTCATAGTCAAATAGGAGTCTATAGATATAAGCTTGACTATCATAGTTAAACTTAGAAGCAGACCATCTAAACTTATCTATATCACTAGTAGTTTTCAAGTCTATAATTAGTTGTTCATCATGGTTAATTATATCTGCTTTACCTTTCCAATTATTACCGAATATCTCAGTATAACCTGGAACTTCAAAGTCGCCAGAGATTAACTCTCTGCAAATTTTATTATCCATAACAGCTTCTCTCATTAATTCTATTTTATCAACCTCATGTTGAAGCAAGCAGATCTCTCCTCCAGACATTTCTTTATACTGTTTAGTATTCCTAGTTGTAGACTTAATAATCTTGAACTGCTCAAGCTTATCAGGTTCTAGTATTGTAGTGTGAAAATAGCCTCCTATCACCATTGCTGATGTTTTAGGTTTATCTTCTTTTAACAACCTAGGATTTTTAAGTAATGTAGATATGTTTGAATTACTTAAGAACTGCTTACCATAATCTCCATAGTAATGTTCGTCCTGTTTTAGTTTTTCTATTATTTTTTTATCCATTAATTAGATATTTTTATTCTTGTTAATCCTGATTTTTGGTCTGGTGTAACAGCATATTTAGACTCGATAGCAGTAATAGCTCCTCCTCCTTTAACAAACTCAACGGCTTTCTTATATTGCTCTTCAGTCATTTTAGCTTTAGCTTTATTAACTATTTGTGCTGCTTTACCGTGACTATTAGTAGAGTCAGCATCAGCTGTATCATCAATTAGAAATAAGTTGCCTAATGCATACTTTTTCCCGTAAGATGAAGCTGCTCCAAATTGTTGCGCCGTTTGCATACCTTTTTGATTAAGGTCTACACCGACTACCGCTGTTGCTTTTATTGAATTTTCACCATCAGATATGATAGCTGTTGACTTGAGAGTTGGAGGTGTATCGTGTATTAACTCTTCATCGAGTCTCACTGACACACCTTCTCTCAATAAGAAAGGCTTTACTGCCTCGAGTATATCTTCGGCCTTTCGAAAATAGTATTTACCGAAAGAATTATACGAAGATTTTTTTGCTTTTAGCTCTGTCTGTATGACAGCTAGTTTTTGGTTTAAGTTCTTCATGGTTTATTAGTTTTGGTCTATATATATAATCACACAAGATTATTGTTATTTACATTAGTGAATCACTTCTAACTTACAGATAGTCAACCACTTGCGAGTAAGGAACCTTCTCAATTAACTTATCAATTGCAAGCTTTTTTAGCTGTGATATTCGCACGTAAGAGCTTGTACCTTTTATACCTAGTATTTCAGCTATTTCTTTAGCCGAGTGTTTTTTACAGTCTAATCCATAAGACAACCTAAGCACTTGATATTCTTTAGGGTTTAAATGGTTTATCATTAAACTTTTTAAATAAGCTGATAACATTTCTATATTATACTCTTTAATATTATCAGGTATATTATAAGCTGCAGCTTGTTGTTCTGGTGTGCCAGCATCTAAACTACTAAACACTGAGTTAAAAAACATAGATACCATACGTTTGTCTTCACCAAAGTCTTTTCGTATTTCGTTTAGCTTGTGCTCTGGTATACGCATACTACCTCTATTTATATCTATACCTCTACGTATAGCACCTTTGATACGTTTAGCTAAAAATGACTTTAGCCTCTTAGCTGGGTTTTCAGCTTCGAGTATTTTGTCCCACTCTATTCTGTTTACACCAGCACATAATCCTAAATTACCTTCTTGTATTATATCATTTATAGTCATTACGCCACTAGCTTGTTGCGCTGTTGAAAATTTACGAGCTAACTTTTCTACAAGTGGTAGAAACTTAGTTACTAATTGATGTTTACTAAGATATTGATATGGTTTGTTAGGCAGTTTTTTAATAGCTGCAGCTACATCATGTTTATATCTTACGTAGTTTTGCACGTTATAGTTCTTCATAATTCATTGTTTAATTCTTCTTTAGTTTGTTTTAAATCTTTACACATGCGCCTATGTACAGTACGCGGTGTTACGTTTAACATTTTTGCAAGTTTTGATATTATTATCTTGTCACCTTCGTGGTTAGTTTGTAACATAGCTTCATATATAATATCAGGTGTGATACTTGATCTACCAATAAGCTTACCTACAATACTAAGCTTTTGTGATTTATCTAAATCACAGTTATACTTAAATATTATTTTACGCAACTTATTACGCGGTGGATCACCACAGTCTATTAAATCTAAATCTTTAATAACTCTTTGCACGTTCCATTTATTCATATTAAATGTAGTAAAGCCGTTATTTTTATCAGCTATATAATACGCTACATCTAATACATCATTATTAGACCACTCTTGGTTTAAATGTTTTAATACTAACATGTGCCACATAAAAGATCTATACGTCGTAATTTTTGCTTTACTTCGGAATAAATCATAACACTGATGCGTACCAGATTTATAGTACATATATTCTTTTGTCTCTTCATCTGGTATATCAGTAGTGGGATTACGTCGCCAAACAACTCTTTTGTTTATTAAGTATTTAAAATTTCTGTCCATAATAATTATGTGACATCAGCCTATTACTATATAGTTATTTAAGGCTTTTGTCACAGTTTGGTTTCAATGTTCCTATAATAATTCTTTTAGAATTATTTTTCTTATAATTTATTTTATTAAACTTTTCTATTGTTATCTTTAATCGTTTATCCATATACTTTTTCTATTATATTATTATACAAATGTAAGTTATGTGCAAAGTGATAATAAGTACCTGGTTCTATTTCTAGTCTATTTGAAATCATAATTTGTAACTGACTAAAACAGTATTGGTCATTACAGAAACCGTACCAGAGATCGTTAGAACGCATCGTAACACACATATTAAGCTTGTTATCTAGTATTGTAAACTGTATAGCATAAGTACATGGAGTATCATACTTGTATCTTGCATGTTCTTTAGCATCATATATACTAATTGCAGCTTGCCTTGTTTTAGGATTTGACTTTAACATTGATACGACTTTAGTTAGTTGATCTTCACGTTGCCATTGATAACCATAATTAGAGTTAACTAAGTTATAATCATCAGCCATACGTTTCCATATCTCAGGTACTTTACCATACAGCTCACCTAATTTTTTTATATTATTATCACCAGACAAGTACCAGTCCCACTCTGCTTTAGCATACTTTAAATTAAAGTCACGCTTAACATTATTTCTATTTGTTATACTGTGGCACCAGTGTGGATCTTCTATTAAAAAACCTACGTTAAATAAGGCTCTAGTAGTATCAAAATCAACACCATGCTCTACAATATAAGGCATGAAGTAATGAAAAGCTTCATTTGCTGTTTTAAATTTATTCTGCATATTCATGATATTTAGTGCCAAAAAACTCTCTCATAGCTCTACCTTCTCTAGTGTGGAAACCGTAACTATGCGTGAAATGTCCTTTTATAGGTATATCACCTAGCATAAATTTTACAACCTCCATAGGTTCTACATCTGAGAATAAATTAGCTGTTTTTATAGCAGCATAAGATAACGCATCGACACTATGTTTGAGTTCCCAATCGTTATCATCTACATATTTTAATATTTCTTTATTCATAATTTCTTATACATTTATATAATGGGTGACGGTACGATCCCGCCTTAGTTCTTTCAAAGTAAGTAAATGTAGCACGCTGACCCATGTATTCATGGATATTAGTAAGCATAACAGCAAGATCTTTATAATTATGACCTTTACCTGGTGGACAGCCGAACTGATTACCATCATCATCTTGCATTATAAACTTACCTAGCGTGCCAGTTCTTTTGCCTTTACCTTCTTCATAGCCAACAATGTTAGCTTCAGCATCGCTGAAATCTTTGAACTTTCTAAGACTATGTGAACGCTTTTGTTGATAAAACGTGTTAAGTCTTATAATAGAACCTTCGTAACCATCTCTAAGGTTTTGCGTGTGTATAATTTTTGCTGTAACATCAGACTCAACTTTGTAAGTGGTTAGATGTTTTATACAATAACTTTCTGGCAAACAGTGTTTGATAAAAAGATTTCTATCAGAAAAGTCAATATCACTAGGGTGTATTACATCATAACAATGAAACTGCACGTTCTCTGCTGATATAAGTCTATCCTCATCAGTTGGTTTTGTTTTTCTGACCATAGATATTATAGACTCGAAATCATCTTTAAAGCTGTGATTATACAACTCGCCATCGAGCACGCATAGTTTATTGTTTTGAAACCATGGTGTAAGTTCTTTTATAATATGTTCTATGTTTAGCCACGGTTTACCTGTACGTGAGTACGCGGTTACCACGCCATTGTCACACTGTATAAGACAACGTACGCCATCAAGCTTTGGTTGTATATATACAGGTTTACTGTAGTCTATTGGTTTTGCGCTTACTGGGTAAGCTAACATTGGTTTATTCCTCATCATCTTCTAAATTTGTTAAATCGGTGTCGCTTGGTAGATTTAATACATCTTGCAACTCCATTATTCTTACTTTCATGATAGCACATTTTTCATACTCTTCACG